ACACCCTACCCAACAGAGGGTGAAAAGATATGCTGAACCGGGGATGAAACGACATCCCGTTATGCGAGGAAACTCCCGGAAGCAGAGGATAAAAAGCCCCTGCGATAACACCTTGAACGAGGAGACTCTGGACCTGGCCTTCGGCACCCTGGCGGGCGAGTTCGTCAGGACTCGTGTGACGCCGGAGATTGACGCCTTAAACGTTAGGGCGGCCTGATAGCAATATCAGAGCGAGAATTTATTGAACTGCTGGAAAACCCTAACGCATAAAGGCGAGGGCAATCAGCAACCAAGACTTATGCCTGAAAGTGAACTCAAAGGAGATTCGCGCAATGGAAATCTGGAAAAGAATAGATACGGAATTTGACACAGGATTTGGCGTTTACGAAGTGTCGAACGAAGGCCGAGTGAGGCGTGTATATTCATCCGATAAAACAATTCGCAGGAATAACAGCCAATATAGGTATCTTAAACCGGTTCGTCACAAGGGAAACAGGACTGATTATCTGGATGTTCAGATCGGGAAGGGTAAACGTGAACTGATCCATAGGCTTGTGGCAAAAGCGTTTATTCCAAATCCTGATAATCTGGAAACGGTCAATCACAAGAACGGCATCGGAACAGATAACAGGGTTGAAAACCTTGAATGGTTGTCGGTCCGAGACAATTGTCTCCACGCAAAAGCAAACGGATGGACACGCCCTGGGCACGAATCGGTTCCAATCAAGTGCATTGAGACTGAGATGATATTTGGGAGCAGTTTTGAAGCCGCTGATTTTGTGAATAAGACCGTATTCCATGACAGTCACCGTATTAAGAGCCTTGCCTGCAACATACGCGCTGCCGCGAGCGGGAAAAGGCCAAAGGCATACGGATACAGATGGACAAAGGCATAAGTAAGGTTCAACGACTATCCCGCGAGGGAGTAGAGTGCAAGCGATTGGCGCTCGAAGTGGTAAACCCCTGTAGATAAGCAGGGTGAAGATATAGTCTTATCTGCATGGAAACATGCAGCAGTTCCAAATCATCCGCGTGTTTGGAACGGGCAGAGCGCAGCGAACTCTGCTGAAAACAAATGATACGTTTGCCGCGCTGGCCGGTGCTTCCGGCATTCAGAGCGCGAACGCGGACATCACCGTTGGCACCACCGACGTGCCCGGCCTGATCGACACCGCCACCAAGGCGATGAACGAGGAAGAGGTTCCCGAGGAGGGCCGCATCCTGTTCGTTTCCGAGACGGCTTACGAGGGCCTGAAGGTGAAGATTGCCCGCTTCACCGAGAACGGCGAGCGCAACATCTACAACGGCGTGGAAGCCTACAACGGCATGCGCGTGATCCGAGTGCCGCAGACCCGCTTCTACACCGCCATCACCCAGTACGACGGCACGACTGCCGGTCAGACCGCGGGCGGCTACATCGGCACCCCGACCACCGGCTACAACATCAACTTCCTGATGGTGCATCCCAGCGCCGTGCTGAAGGTGATGAAGCATGTGCTGCCGCGCATCTTCACCCCGGACATCAACCAGAGCGCCGATGCCTGGAAGTTCGACTATCGCGCCTACTGGGACGCCTTCGTGTACGAGAACAAGGCGAAGGGCGTGTACCTGCACCGCGCGGCGACGGCCCTGTGATGAGGTGAGCGCATGGCTGTGATGCAGACGCCTCACGGCCGCGTGATTGGGCTGATTCTCAACAACGAAGATCAGCCCATGAAAGAGGCTGTTGAGAAGACGCCGGAGGTCGAGGCCGTGGTCGAAGCCAAACCGGCAGCGGTGAAGAAGGCGGGACGACCCGCGAAGAAGTGACGAGGGACGGAAAGGGGAACGACCTCTTCCGTCAGCCCTACGGGCTGCTACCTTCCCCTAAAAGGGAAGGCTAAGAGAGTGGAAAGGTAGGTGGTTGATGTGACATCTGTAGCGAAGCTGGCGATGGTCAAGGCGATTTTGCGCATTGACGATGCGGACACTTCCGAGGATGCGCTGATTACGACCTACCTGGAGATGGCTCAGCAGGAGATGCTTTCCTGGCGGTATTCCCACGCGAACCCGGACAACGTGCCCGAGACTGTGCCGACGGAGTACGAGATCACACAGGTACAGGCGGTCATCAACGGCTACACGCAGGCTGGCGTCGAGGGCCAGGTGCTTTCCATCGAGAACGGCATCCATCGGCACTTCAATTACAGCGACATGCTGGAGTACGTGAGGGCGCATGTGATTCCAATTGCGGGGGTTATGCGGAGCAAAAGTTCGTCTGTCTGCCCGTGCAACTGCGGATGTGGGGAGACCGCTGACGCGGGTACAACTCCATCAGACATCTCCGCTGACAGTTCCCTCCCCGAGGGAGCCAATGGGGACGGTGACGGTGCATGAGGGGCGCGAACCGCAACAAGCAGGTTTTCTGGTATGCGCTGTTTGACCAGACCTCCGAGGGCACGGACGAATACGGCAACATTATCCAGCAGTATGCCACCTACGGAGATCCCGTGCGGACCAGCGGGAACATCTCCCCGACCAAGGGCGAGGTAGTTTCAAGGCAGTTTGGCGACGACGACCTGTATGACCGGGTGATCGGGCCGCTGCCGATTGACACGCCGATTGACGAGTACGCGGTGCTTTGGATCGACGTGACGCCGGAGCTGGACGGGGAGGGGCATCTTGCGCTGAACGAGGACGGGCAGCCGGTGACGCCGCACAACTACATCGTGCGGAAGAAGGCCCCGAGCCTGCCGGTGTTTGGCGGCGTGATGCTGGCGGTGGACAAGGTGACGGTGACGTGACATGAACGGCAGCATCGACGACATCATCAAGGGGCTGGAGGGCTACAAGCGGAGCCTGAAGGTCAAGGCTGACGCGCTGGTGAGGATGCTGGCGGAATCGGGCGCTACAAACGTATCGCTTGTTTACGCGAGAACTCCGTATACCGGCCATAAGAACGCGAACGTTACCGTAGAGGAACGCGGTCCGGGTAAATATGCCATCGTCGCCAGCGGACAGACCGTGTTGTTCTTGGAATTTGGCGCTGGCGTCACGTATGGCAACGGACATCCGAATCCGATGGAATACGGGCCTGGCACCTATCCGGGACAAACTCATGCAATGGACCCCGGCGGCTGGTATTTGCCAAAGGATGTATTCGGGAAGAGCGGCGTTCACACCTACGGCAACCCGCCCAGCGCGGCGATGTACCAGACAGGCAAAGGGCTGCGCGAGATGGTTGAGCAGGCGGCGAAGGCGGTATTTGGGGGGTGATTGCCATTATTGACCTGGAGAGTCCGCTTTTTACGGAGATTGCCGGGGCGCTGAGAAGCGAGTACAGCGGCATCACGGTATACGGGGAATACGTGCCCGCGCCCGCCGGGTTTCCCTCCGTATTCATCGAGGAGATCGACAATGCGACCTATACGCCGACGCGAACCAGCAGCAACGACGAGAAGCACGCTTTGGTTGCGTATGACGTGAATGTATACAGCAACCGCACCAAGGGCAAGAAGGCCGAGGCGAAGGCGATTATGGCGACCATCGACGGCCTGTTCATGCAATACGGGTTTGAACGGCTATTCAAGAAGCCTACCGATAATCTGAACGACGCGACAATCTACCGCATGACGGCGCGATACCGGGCGGTGGTGAGCGAAGACTTGACCATATACAGGACATAGGAGGTAGAAAAATATGTCTACGGCGATTTCGAGTTTTCAGGCAAATCTGATGGTTGGCACCGGCTCTGGCACGCTAACCTGGAGCAGGCTGATCGAGATCAAGGACTTCCCGGACCTGATCGGGCAGCCGGAGGCCCTGGAGAAGACGACCACTGCCGACGCGCAGCGCACCTACATCGAGGGCATTCTGGGCAACGACCAGAAGACCTTTACCTGCAACTACAACGCCACCGACTACGCGACCATCGCGGCACTGGAGGGCGTGGAACAGAACCTTTCCGTGTGGTTTGGCGCGGCCAAGAGCGGAACGACCTATACCCCGGACGGCAGCAACGGCAAGTTCACCGGCAAGGGCTATGTCCATGCCGGCATTCCCGGCAAGGGCATCAACGAGGTCGTGGACATGACCGTAACCGTGACCCTGACCGAGGGGTTTGTGAAGGAGACGGCGTAACCCCTCCGCCCCTGCGGGCCACATCACCTTGAAAGGGGAGGCAAAACGGGGAGGCGATGGGAGATGGCGACCGCGGGTCGCCGGTACGAGGGAACGTGGCGAGCACGGCTCGCCGCTACAATTGGAATGGATTTTGTAAAGGCGCTTGGGGCGAGGGAGGAATTGCCCTTGCCCCAATACGGACAGACAGCGAGACGTCGATGGAGTGGCAATAGAAATGGCGAGAAAAAAGAAGGGAGAAAGCACGATGAGCGACATTCAGAAGGTGAACCAGATCAACTTTGAATACATGGGCAAAGAATACTGCCTTGAATATACGCCGGACACGATCAAGCGGATGGAGGCCAACGGCTTCAACATCAACGAGATCGGCGACAAGCCGGCAATCCGCATCGAGCAGCTTTGGGCAGGGGCGTTCATGGCGCACCACCGCAAGGCCGTGGGCGACGGCATTCCCGAGAAGCTGCTGAAGCAGATGAAAAACCGGGAAGAGTTGTACAGGAAGCTGGCGGAGATGTACAACAACACCCTGGCTTATCTGATGGACGACGAGGACAACGAGGGAAACGTGGAGTGGACGGCGACCCTATAAGGGAGGGTAAGCCGGAGAACGCGCAGGATGGGAGCGATGGCGGGAGCACGAATGTCGCTCCCATTCGTTTAGCGGAGATATTTGAAAAACTGTGCCCTGCCTATATGGCGATGGGCATGACGTGGAATCAGTTCTGGCACTGCAACACCAAGGTGCACCGGGACTACCGGCTGGCCTGGGAGGAGAAGAAGAAATACCGCAACTGGGAGATGTGGTGGCAGGGCGGCTACATCTACGAGGCGCTTTTGAAGGTGGCCCCGGTGATGCGGGCGGCGTTCGGCAAGGGCAAGGTGGAGCCCGGGAAGTACGCCGAAGAGCCCTATCCGCTGACGAGGAAGGAAGCGGAAGCAATGAAGGAGCGCAAGCGCGTGGAGAGCATGAAGCGGATGTTGGCGGTGCTGGAGCGGGAGAGCGCGGAAAATACGAGGACGAAGGAACAGGGGGAACCGACCGCTGCGGCGGGGACCTCATTTGTCAGCGGCAATCCGCTGCCACCTTCCCCATAGGGGAAGGTTTTTGGGAAGTGAATTGGAAGCAAGGGGGGATTGAGAATCATGGCGGACACGATTGATTCGATTTCCATTGAGTTGACCGCGGACGTAAGCAGCGCGGAATCGTCAATCAACAAGCTGATCGGGACACTCGGTCGGCTTAAGAGCGCTGCATCTGGCGCTTCCAATTTCAACAAGATCACCAAGAGCATCGCGAGCATCGCGGCGGTGGCGAGCGGGATTGACGGCAGCGCCGGGAAGAAGCTCAATGACATGGCCGCGGGCCTGAGCGCGCTTTCCAAGGTCGGAGACCTTTCCAACCTGAAGGGCGCGGGCAAGACGCTGGCCGACATTATAAAGGCAACGAACAGCGGCACGGGCTCGGGCTTGAACGGGCTTGCAAACGGCATTAAGAATACCGCGGACGCGCTGGGCGGCATCAAGGACGCCGACGTGAGCAAGCTCAATGCGGTCAAAGATGCGCTAAGCGGCGAGATGAGCGGGTCGCTGCACACCAGCAGCAGGGCCAGCGAGAGCGCGTCGCTTGGTGGCATGGGGTCGCCGGAGCCGAGTTTTGGCAACATGGCGGCCTACGGCGCGATGACGGTGTTCAAGTATGTGGCGGACAGCATACGGGACGCGACGGCTGCTTACCGGGAGTTCCAAGCGGCGCTGAGCGGCGGCACGACCATTGAGACGAGCTTTGTGGACGAGGCGCAGAATGTCGCGTCTGCGGCGCAGGCGCTTGGAGGTAGCGCGCCTGTTGTGTACGGCGCGATGACGGTGTTCAAGTATGTGGCGGACAGTGTTCATAATGCCGCAAGTGCATACACTGGTTTTACCCATCAAATTGAAGGCCAAAGCGAAGTCATAGAGACAAACTTTGTAGATGTTGAAAATGCTGCTGCAACCATGGCAAGCCGTGTGCAAGGTCTGCTTTCAGACCAGGCCGGGTACAACCTGAATGAGTCTTTTGTTTCCAATTGGGGCGCTCCGCCGCCTGACATCACCGGTGAAACGGCGGTTAATCAGGCAGCGGATACATTCAGCCGCTTCAACAGCATTGCATGGTCTGTCGGCAATACATTGCATTCAATCGGCAGTTACGTTGGGAGTGATTTTAAGGCTGCTTTCAGCGGTGCCATCGGCGCGGTTACAAATTTCTTTCATTCTCTTGTCCGTATCGCAAAGTACAGGGCATTACGTGCGATGCTCAAAAACATGGTACAGTCTTTCAAAGATCTGTACGGATGGAGCGATAAATTTGGGACCGGCTATGCCAAGAGCATGGACACCATCAATTCGGCTTTCCTTTATCTGCGAAACAGCATAGCAGCGATGACCGCACCGCTGATTAACTCTGTTGCGCCCGTATTGGACGAAATTATCGACAGGGTTGTCATACTGCTGAACTGGATGAATCAGCTTTTTGCGGCGTTAAGCGGAGCAGAAACCTATACTGTGGCAAAAAAGGTAGCCCAGACGTGGGGAAGTACGTTTGATACAACCGGCAGAGAAGCAGAAGAGGCAACCGAAAAAATCAAGCGCACCATCATGGGCTTTGATGAGATCAACAAACTGCAAAAGGAAACCACGAAAGGCACGAGCGGAACCGGGCATTCGCCATATACCACGGGATACGAATATATGTTTGAGGAAAAACCGCTGACCGGTGGGTTTGCGGGTATTTCCAATGCGATGGAATCTGCCCTTCAGGACACGCTTTCGAGGATCACATTGATCGTCGGCGCGGCGGAATTGGCCGTTGGCGCGATATTGGCGCTCTCCGGCGCGAATGTGCCGCTTGGCCTTGCACTAATGGCGACCGGCGCGGTGACGATGGGCAGCGCGATATTTGCGAATTGGGAGGGCATCAGCGACAATATAAAGCTGGCTGTAGCCGCCGTTGAAGCGGCGCTTGGCGGCGGTCTTGCCGTGGGCGCGATACTTGCGTTCAGCGGCGGGAACATCGGACTTGGCATTGGGTTGATGGTGGCGGCGCTGTCGTTGGAGTTCAGCGCATTGACCATCGCATGGAACACCATCGGCGACAAGATGGAGGAAAAAATAAAGGCAATAGGGACGCTGGTCGGCGGCGCTTTGTTTGGCATCGGCGCCGTGTTGGCGTTCAGCGGACACCCGGCGATAGGCATTCCGATGATGATTGCAGGGGCCGGCGTAGCGGCAGTTTCGATCAACTGGAATTACCTGAAGGAAAAGCTACAAGGACCGATTGGCGATGTCACGGCCCTGATCAGCGGCGCGCTTTTGATGCTTGGCGTTGCCGCTATTGCCGCTTCCAATGTGCCGCTTGGCGTTGGACTGCTGGTGGCCGGGGCGGCAGGCCTGGCCGCAACCGTTGCCGCAAACTGGAACAATTTGGGCAATCTGATGGAAGGTCCGATCGGCAAGCTGACGCTTGCGTTGAGCGGCGCGCTGTTGGTATTGGGCTTTGCCGCGATTGCCGCGGCGCACGTGCCACTTGGACTTGGGTTGATGGTTGCCGGCGCTGCGGGTTTGGCTGCGACGGTAGCCGCTAACTGGAATAAACTGAAAGAATGTATTGAGGGACCGTTGGGGACCGTGGCTCTCTTGTTGAGCGGCGCTACGCTTGTGTTGGGCTTTACAGCGATTGCGGGCGGGAATATACCCCTTGGCGTTGGGCTGATGGTTGCAGGGTCAGCAGGTATTGCCGCAAACCTTGCCGCAAACTGGGGAAAACTGAAATCACTGATGGAAGGACCTGTTGGAGAGCTTATAACGCTGATGAGCACGGCCACAGTGGTTCTTGGTTTTGTTGCAATCGCGGCTTCTCATATACCACTTGGCGTTGGACTGATTGTTGCTGGTTCTGCCGGGCTTGCAACTTCTATTACGCCTGCATGGAATACGCTAAAAGAAAAATTGCAGGGACCGATTGGCGCTATAACAGCTATTCTTAGCGGTGCATTACTGGTGTTGGGCGCTGTGCTTTTGTTCACCGGTGCCGGTACACCGCTTGGGCTTGGATTGATCGCTGCCGGCGCAGGCGGATTGGCTACT